TGTAGTCATACTCAGTTATCTTATCTATTAGGATACGATGATTGCAGTACATTACGTTTAAGATGTTTGTTTCAGTTGTCTTCATTGTGTTACTCTCTTTCGTTGAGTTGTTTAGTATGCTTATATTATATACTATACGCTAGTATATGTCAAGCCTTAATCTTCATATAATTCTATATGTCCGTCATCGCTTTCTAGTTCTTCCCAGTTAGCTTCGTAGTGTTCGTGCTCAGCCTTAGCACATTGCATATCATGTTCATCTAGTTCGACCTCAACCGATTGCATTGATGCTACCATTGTATCTAGTTCTTTAGTTGTCAGTGTTTGTCTAATCATTTTAATCCCTTTCGTTGGATTGGCTTAACTTGTTATGTTCTTATTATATAATATATATCGTCATTTGTCAAGGGTAAACTTAACTTTATTTATAAAATAATCGAAATACTTTTACCCCCCTAGTAGGGGGTCGCCGAGGGGGACGCTGGAGGCATAGGGTGGGGTATATGCTAGTTTTGAAATGTATTAATTATAACACATCTGAGCCTGTTGTCAAGTATAACCTAAGAAAAAAAGAGTATTTTATCACTTTTTACCCATAGTATCAGCCTAGAGGTGGGGTTTTTATAGAATGAATCAACCCATAACAATATTTATCGATATTACGCAGGTGGTCTATACAATTCTAGGAAGATATATTAAAAAAACTGGTCGTTTAACTTTATAAAACTGGTCGTTTCCCTATTTGCTGCTTGATAGACGACACTATGCAATTTTAAGAATTTTCATCAGCTTTATTAACATCTTGCTTGATTACACCACATATTCCACGCCCATGTTTCTTTTTGATACCAATCTTTTGTCGTACTTTCCTGACAGCGTCCAATGTTACTTCTCTACCTGTCTTTTCTGTTAATTCTTTTGCAATATCAATATCCTTCATGAACGCCGCATTGTCCCTTATGAACTGTCTGTCTTCGTCCGTCCATTTTATGTTCATTTTATGTCCCCTAAAAGTGGTCTTTCGTGTATATAATATTATATAACAACTACACACTAAAGAGGGTTCTAAATTATGAATGATCCAAAGTTTATTAAGTCAGAGTTAAAAGTAACCGCGTCCGAAGAGCTTGAGCAGGAAGTTCAAGAAGAGTTAGAAAATGCAGAACAATTAGAGGAAAAGTCAATTGCTTCTGTACTAGAAGAGCAGAGTAAGTGCTGTGGGGGCAAATGTAATAGTAAGAAAGAAGACTAGTATTGAATATACCAGACAACTATAGTGAAGAGGAAGTGATTGATATTATTAATGTAGTCGCTGATCGCCTTTGCTATAAATTTAAATTTGGTTATCATTCTGCTGATGATATGAAGCAACAAGCTCGCCTATTTGCATGGGAGGGTATGGAAAAGTATGATGGAAAAAGACCTTTAGAGAATTTTTTATGGACACATGTTAGAAATCGCCTGTATAATTTTAAGAGGAATAATTATTCTAGATTAGAGAAACCATGTGATACTTGTGAGTTTTATATTAGTAAGAGATGCACAGCCTTTGATGACCAGATGGAATGCTCGCTATATAAGGGATGGTCAGATAGAAATAATGCCAAGAAAAGCCTAATGCACAGTATATCTGTAGATTTTGATCAAAAAGAAGAAGATAATTGCGTTCTCAGTACTATCCAATCCAAAGAGCTCATACAATTAGTAGACTCTGAATTACATGTATCGTTCAGAGAGGACTGGATAAGATTTATTAACAATTTAAAACTTTCTAAGACTAAGAAAGATAGATTGCTAGAGGAAATAAAAAACGTTTTAGAGGAGAACAACATTGACACGCAAACGTGGTAAACTCTCAAATGGGGAAATGGACTACATTCGTCAAAATTGTTTTGATTTATCCATTAGCGAAATAGCGGAAACTTTAAACAGAACAGAAGGGCCTGTTCGACGGTTCATTGATAAGGAAAATCTTAAGGCGCGAGATTTAACAGATGATGAACATTTACTTATAAACCTGCGGGGGCGATATTACTATAAGGAATTAGGAAAGCAGTTCAGCAATCCTGAGCTCATTTTTTTTGAACATCAGTGGATTGACTACTTTAGACAATTTACAGAAGATGTTACTCATACTGAGGAAATGCAGATTCTGGAGGTAATTCGCACCGAGGTTTTAATTAATCGTGGCATGGAAGACCGTCAAGAGGTTTTACAAAATATTAATCGACTCAATCAACTTATTGAAGATGAAATAAGAAAACCTACAGATATGCAAGACACTCAGGCAATTGCAAGTTTCCAGACGCAACTAGGTGCTGCGATGGCCAGTAAGTCTGCTTATATTAATGAACATGAGAAACTTCTAACAAAAAAGGAGCGGCTTCTTAAAGATTTAAAGGGGACAAGGGAACAACGAAAGCGTAATGCGGCAGACGCAAAGACAAACTTCTCAGCTTGGTTAAAACAACTTGACAATGAGGAGTTTCGTAAGCGTGAAGAACAAACAATGGAGATCCATCGTGTGGCTGCGAATAAAGCCGTAGATGTTCTTTCTGAATATCATACTTACGAAGACGGAGGAATAGACCAACCATTTATAAACTCAGAAACTATAAAGGAAGAGGATTTAAACAATGACAGTAATTCTTAATGACTACGATGGAAGAGAAGAGACCCCAGAGGAAGCAAAAATCAGAAGAGAGGCTCTATACAAATCCCAGCAACTTGCCAGTGAGAAAAAAAGGAAAAAGGCGATTGTCACTGGAATCACAGGACAGGATGGTTCGTATCTTGCGGATTTACTAATTTCCGAGGGGTATCAAGTTATAGGGTTAAGGCGAAGGACTAGTACTGAGAACTTTGGTAGAATTGAACATCTATTTAAATGCTCTCTATTTTCCGTCGAAGAGTTTGAGATCTCGGATGCTGGTTCTGTATACACAATGGTAGAGAAGCATAAACCTGATGAGATTTATAACCTTGCTGCACAGTCACACGTAAAGACCTCATTTGATCAGCCTTGCTATACGATCCAAGTAAACACTATGGGTGTTGTGAATTTTCTAGAGGCGATTAAACGCTTCTCACCTTCCACTAGGTTTTATCAAGCAAGCACCAGTGAAATGTTTGGCAAGAACTATGATGTTATCCACTCCGACGCTATACGAGCTGATGCAAAAAGAACTGTAGTTGGGGAAAAATTTCAAAATGAGGAGACGTCTTTTGAGCCTCAGAGTCCCTATGGTGCTGCGAAGCTAGCATCCCACCATTTGGTGCGGATCTATAGAGAGGGTTTCGGTCTTCATGCTTCTTGTGGGATATTGTTCAATCATGAGAGTGAAAGGCGGGGCGAAAAGTTTGTCACTAGGAAAATTACTAAATGGATTGCAGGTTTTAAAAATTGGTGCGAAAGCCAAGGCTTATACACAGCATCAAAAGAATTTAACTTTGATAAAGAATGTATTCATAGCAATGCTTCTTCTTATCCCAAACTACGGCTTGGGAATATAGAGGCGTTTCGCGACTGGGGACATGCTGAGGATTATGTTAACGCCATGTATCTAATGCTACAGCAAGACACCCCCGATGACTATGTAATTGCTACAGGTGAAACATACAGCGTTAGAGACTTTTTAGTTAATGCTTTTCAATGTATTGACATTGACGAAGAAAATTACGAGGACTTCTTCCTAATTGACCCTAAATTCTATAGACCTGCAGAGGTAGATTATCTCAGGGGGCTTCCCAACAAGGCCCAGAAGAAGCTCAACTGGGAAACAAAGGTTTCATTTGAACAACTTGTACATAGAATGGTAGAGGGCGATATTAATGCCGAAAAAACGTCGAGCCAAGAAGCGTTTTCGCAGTAGCTCTAGAAATTATGACGACGCAGCATATGCTGAGTTTAGAAAAGCAGTCCGGAAAAGAGATGGTAATAAATGCCGTTATCCGGGCTGTAACTCTACCAAGTATTTGCATGTTCATCATATAAAGAAATGGGCTAGTCATCCATCAATGAGATACGATATCACCAATGGAATTACTTTATGTAAAAAATGTCACGATGTCACTCATGGCAATGAAGAGGTATACGAGGCCTTCTTTTATAAAATACTTGAGTGGGATGCTATTCAGAGATTAAACGAGAGAGACAAAGATGAGTAGGTTTCATGTTGTAAAAGACACAAGAGAGAAGGATGGTCATGGATGGTGGTATGATGAAAACGCATACTGTTCTGGGACAACGAAAGCAAAGGTTGAGATAGGAGACTACGCCATAGAGGGCATGGAGCATCTTTTGTGTATAGAAAGAAAGGAGAGCATGGCTGAACTAGCGGGCAATTGTAGTGAAAAAAGATTCTTTAAAGAATTAGAGAGAATGGGAAAATTCCCTCACTCATTCCTAATGCTTGAGTTCAACTGGTCAGACATAGAAAGATATCCTGAGGGGTCTTCAGTTCCTAGAAACAAATGGAGCTCAATAAGAATCAAAGGGAAATATGTAATGAGGGTTCTTTCTACAGCTAGGCTTGAACATGATGTACACGTAATAGCCTGTGGAGATAAGAAAAGGGCAGAAGAAGCGGCCTTCTATATAATGCGAAAGGTATATGAAAAATACGCCAAATGACATAACATCTTACGAAAATGCTTGGTTAGGGCTTGAGGAGGAGGATTCAAAGAACTTTGGCAAACCCTTGTCCAATCTTTCCGACTATGATAAAAACAATCTACATCTTTACATCTTAAAAAAGATGAGAGACCCAGACTATTTCTACTGGACAGTTAAAACTTTATTTAATATAGAGTTGTTACCAATGCAAACCTGTATATTAAGGGAACTATGGAAAAGACCATTTCCCATGTATATAGCCTCTCGTGGTTTTGGTAAATCATTTCTGTTAGCGGTTTACTGCCTATTGAAGTCCACCCTTGTTCCAGAAACAAAAATAGTGATAGTGGGCGCTGCTTTTAGGCAGTCAAAAGTTATCTTCGAATACATGGATACGATTTGGAGAAACGCACCAATACTACAAAGCATTTGTTCAGATTCCAGTGGTCCACGCAGAGATGTAGACAGATGTACAATGAAAGTGAATGATAGTTGGGCAATGGCTGTTCCTCTTGGTGATGGGAATAAAATTAGAGGCTTAAGAGCTCATACTATTATTGCGGATGAATTTAACTCTATTCCCACTCATATTTACGAAACAGTTGTAGCGGGTTTTGCTGCTGTGTCTAGCAATCCAACCCAAAACGTTAAAGAGGCGGCAAGACGTAAAAAAATGCAAGACGAAGGGGTTTGGAGTGATAAATCAGAAGAAAGCTATAAAGACAGAAAAGGAAATCAGTCGATTATAGCGGGAACAGCTGGTTATGATTTTGAGCCATATGCAGAATACTGGAAAAAGTATAAGTCTACGATACTTAACAAAGGAAACTTTAAGAAAATTGCACAGGAGGCAGGAGAAGATCCTGAAGAAATTCCAGAATATATGAAAAGACTTGACTGGAAATCCTTTTCTATAATGAGAGTTCCTTATGAGATCATACCAGAAGGCTTTATGGATGATCAGCAAGTTGCGAGGTCGCGAGCCACAATGCACAATGGTATATACCAGATGGAATATGGAGCTTGCTTTACATCGGATAGTCAAGGGTTTTTCAAGAGAAGCCTAATACACTCTTGTGTTGCTAGTGATAAGAACGTTTCATATAATGGTTGGCCTACGTGGTGCGCACAGCCATTTGATATTATGTCACGAGGAGATCCAGAGAAGACCTATGTGATGGGGATTGACCCTGCTTCTGAACATGATAATTTTGCTATCGTAATACTAGAGCTTCACCCAGAGCATCAAAGAGTTGTATTTAGTTGGACAACTAATAAAAAGGATTTTGCTGGCAGGAAGAAAGTTGGATTAACAGATACCTCAGACTACTACTCATTCTGTGCGAGAAAAATACGAGACCTCATTAAACTATTCCCTTGTGTTAGGATAGGTATAGACTCTCAAGGGGGTGGATTTACTATAGCTGAAGGATTAAGAGACTTAGATAAAGTTAAAGAAGGTGAAAGGCCTATCTATCCGATTATAGAAGAAAAGAAAAAGAAAGACACTGATGATCTGGCTGGAGATCACATATTAGAACTATGTAACTTTGCCAAAGCGGACTGGACAGCTAATGCGAATCACGGTATGAGAAAAGACCTAGAAGACAAGGTTTTACTGTTTCCAAGATTTGATACTTTAACCCTCAGTCTTATGACCGAAAAAGATAAGATATTTTTTACAGAAATGAAAGAAAAAGTGGGCGATTCTACCGCTCTTAGGCTTTATGATACACTAGAGGACGTTGCCATGGAAGTTGAAGAACTTAAGGATGAGCTTTCTACAGTTGTAATGTCGGTAACTGCTGCGGGCAGAGAAAGATGGAGCACGCCAGAGGTAAAGCTTGGAACTGGCAAAAAAGGAAGAATGAGGAAAGACCGCTATAGTGCATTAGTAATAGCTAACATGATAGCCAGAACCATCCAAAGACAGATACCTCCTCCTAAATATCAACATATAGGATTAGTAGTAGGAGAGCAAGGAGAGAAGAAGAATGGCGGTCAGATGTATATGGGGCCTGAATGGGCTCAGAACTTATCTTCAGATAGTTTTTTCGCAGTCAAGAAGAATAATTAATCGTTGGTGTAATTATAATAGGTATTAAACCTTAAAACAATACTTATTGGAGTTTAAAGTGTCAAATAATAAATATCCCAAGAGCAAACAAGAAGATCTAGAGTTTTTAGCTAACAATTCAGCTTATGTAAGTTGGGATTCAGATGATGCTGAAGGTAGAGACATTGCTTTGGCAAAGTATAGCCAATCTCTAGGAACCTTTACACGAGCCAATAACGGTAGAAATTTTAAAGACCTTACCACACACCAAGGAAGTCGTCCGGGATTGCGAAACTCAGACTATGACTTCTTTAGACCCAACGAAGCTGTCCCCTCCAAGCCAAAAGATATTATAGCTTTTGCACGTAAGTCTTATAGGCAAATAGGTTTAATACGAAATGCAATTGATCTCATGGGTGATTTTGCTTGTCAAGGCATAAGGCTTGTACACCCAAATAAACGTATAGAAAGATTCTATAACGACTGGTTCTCTAGGGTCAAAGGGAAATTTGTTTCTGAAAGATTTTGTAATCTACTTTTTAGAGAAGCGAATGTGCCTATCAGAATGAAGACTGCGAAGATCAATAAAAGCAAACGTCTTGAGATGCAGAAGACTGTTGCTGAGGTTGACATGAAGGCAGTTTTAAATACTGATAAGTTTAGGAAGGGTGAGCTACCTTGGCAATATATTTTTCTTGATCCTCTTTTATTGGATGTGGTTGGCGGACCCCTTGCTTCTTTGTCGGGTAAGTTTAACTACAGAATGGATATTCCAGTAAGTCTAAAAAGAGAGTTAGTTAAAATCAAGCAGAGTGGCTCTGGAGCAGAAAGAGATTTATTAGACTCTATCCCTGATGAATTATTAGATCCAACGAATAATAAAGGAATACTATTACCCCCAGAAAAAACATTTGTTTATCATTATAAAAAAGATGACTGGCAGGTATGGGCAGATCCCATGACCTATGCTTGTTTTGACGATCTTATTTTATACCAAAAGCTCAAGCTTGCCGATAAAGCTGCATTAGATGGAGCAGTCAATAAGATAAGAGTTTGGAAACTTGGTAGTCTAGATCACAAACTGGCCCCTACAGCAGCTGCTGCCAGTGCTTTAGGAGATATCCTTGGAGCAAACACAGGTGGTGGAACTATGGATATTGTATGGGGTCCAGATATCGATCTAATAGAGACAGGAACTGATGTTCAAAGATTCTTAGGGGAGGAAAAGTATAGACCTACCTTGATGTCTATATATTCATGCCTTGGAATCCCTCCAACATTAACAGGAACCTTTGGGGCTAGTGGTACGACCAATAACTTTATATCCCTAAAGACACTTACTGAGAGACTAAACTATGTAAGGTATGTATTGTTAAGTTTTTGGAACGAGCAAATACAGTTAGTTCAGAAGTCTATGGGATTTAGAATTGGCGCTCAGATAGAATTTGACTTTATGAATCTAGAAGATCCGTCAACAATGGCTCAGCTTCTTATTAACCTAGCTGACAGGAATATTGTTAGTGATGAGTTCATTCAAAGAAACATTAAGGCTAAGCCTGAAATTGAGCAAAAACGAATACTCAGTGAAACAAAACAGAGAGACAGAGGCTCTATGCAGGAAAAAGTAAGCCCTTATCACGCTGTAGACAAAGATTTCTCTTTAGAAAAGATAGCTCTACAGACTGGTGTTGCGTCTCCTAGCGAGGTCGGATTAGATCTTAAAGAAAGAAAAGAAGGTGAAGAGCCTGCTTTAGAAATGAGAACTAAGAAAAAAGAGAATAAAAACATTGATTCTCCAAAACAGCAGAACTTACCGTTTCCTGAAGAAGAGCCCGATACAGGTGTCCCGGGAAGGCCTAAAAACTCTAATGACACAGAAGAGAGAAAGCCTAGAGGTTTTAAACCAGCGCTAAAAGCCTCTGTCGAACTGTGGGCTAAGAAAACTCAAGATAAAATCTCTAAGACAATAAATCCAGCCCTTTTAGATCAGTTCAATAAAAAGAACATGAGGAGCTTAAGCAGCGAAGAGTTTGAGCAGGCTGAAAAGATTAAGTTTGAGATATTATGCAATTTGGATTACAACTCTGATTTAACAGAAGAATGTATATTCGCCGCAGTTAAAAAGCCTTCATGTGGCACGGCTACACATAATGAATGTGACCAATGGATTACTGAAGCATCTGAAAGTTTTGATCGACGCCTAAGTATCGAAGAGATTAGAAGTATAAGAGCTTCTTACTACTGCTATCTAAAACTAGAAAAAAACCACTAAGATTCCTAATCGGTGTAAAAATATAAGAGGTAATTTATGAATGATATTATTATATACGGTTCAGAAAAGTCTGACGGAATAGCCGAGCAAATTAGAACTCAGGCCTCCGTAGCCTATGCGTCCCAGATGCTAGCAGCTAGAGACTTAACTGAATCACCAGTACTATCCGAAGCTTTAACTTCTAATGCTTCTGATTTCTTAGCTAGTGCAGGTAGGGATGACGATGATATATATCATAGTTATTCAATTCTAGTGACAACCTCTTGGAACAAAAACGATGACGTTTTTCCAAATTCTGAGGTATGGGCTGCTAGAAATACCCCTAAATATAAACCTGCCAATTTAGAACATGATGAAAAAAGAATAGTCGGAGGAATTATCGGTAGCTGGCCTGTTGATAAAGAGTTTAATCTTATTGATACAGCTAGTTCTGTTGATGATTTGCCCGACAGCTATCACATATTAGTATCTTCTGTTATTTATAGACAATGGCAAGACCAAGAATATAAAGCAAGAGCAGAAGAGTTGATAAGAAAGATAGAAGAAGGTAACATGTATGTTTCTATGGAGTGTATCTTCCGTGGATTTGACTATGCTATCCAGACCCCTAATATGCAAAATCATATTATAGCTCGCAATGAAGAGACAGCCTTTTTATCTAGGCATTTAAGAGCATATGGTGGAACTGGAGAATATGAAGGCCACAAAGTAGGTAGACTCCTAAAAAATATTACGTTTTCCGGGAAAGGCTTCGTTGAAAGACCAGCCAATCCCGAAAGTATTATATTTGATAAAGATCAAGTATTTGATTTTGCTGGAGCCTCAGTGTCAAAAAACCTGTTTTCCAGTGACAATGGTGTATCTGTTAGGATAGAACAAGATATTCTTTCTAACACGGATTCCGAATCTGAAGAGGAGAATTCCATGAGTGATTTTTTAAATGATCAGGTCAAGGAACTTAAGGAGGCTCTCGCTACGTCGCAAGATGTAGTAAAAGAGTTGACTGAAAAAGTTTCGAAGGCCAATGTGGAAAAACTTGAAGCGGAAATTGCTGAGCTTAATCAGTCAGTTTCTACCTTAGGTGATTCCATTGTAGAAGCAGAAGCTAAATCTACAGAAGACGCAGAAAAGATTGAGGCTCTTGAAGCATCAGTCTCTGAGTTGACTGCAGCAAAAGAAGCTGCTGAGTCTGCTATCGCTCAGATGGAAAAGGAAAAGAAGAGACAAGCGCGAGCCGCTGCTTTAATCGAAGCTGGAATCAGCGAAGAAGAAGTAGAAGCCAAACTTGAAACTTTCGCATCCCTTTCCGAAGAGCAATTTAATGATGTTGTCAGCATAATCGCTGGTCTCGATGAGGCCGGAACGGACGAAGGTGAAAGTGAAGCAAATTCTACTGACACTGACATCCAAGATGAAGTTGACACTTCCGAAACCCAAGACGCAGCAGAAGCCGAAGCTGAAGCTGATCTCGAAGAAACAGACGAAGAAGTTCTGGAAACAGCTTCTATTGAAGAAGAGGCCGACTTATCGGCAGCTTCCGAAGAAGAAGAAGAAGATCCAGCTGAACAGACTCGTGCGGGCCTTCGTGAATGGGTCGATTCCTATGTTTTTAACCAAACAAAAGTAAAAGGAGATATCTAAATGGCGCTAAAACCTGATAGAGTCGAACATTTGACAGATCTTAGCTTTTTCTTGGACGAAGTTGCAGAACGCGGCAAGTTTCTTATCGTTGGCACAGCAGGCTCAGGCGCTGCTATGGACGATAGTTCTGCTAAGGCCGTTGTTGCAACAGGTTCAGGACTTCCGCTAGGACTTCTATTGAATGATGTTGTAAATCTTGACCTTACACGTCAACATATCAACTTTGCTAAAGATGAAGTTCAAAAAGGGAGTAAAGTCCTTATTCTTCGTCGAGGTACAGTTGTAACTGACCAAATTGAAACGGGTAAATCACCTACCGCTGGTAGCGTTGCCTATTACAAATCTGATGGTGAGCTGACTACTGATGCAGACAGCCTACCAGTTGGTCAATTCCTTTCTTCAAAGGATGCTGACGGATATGCTAAAGTAGAAATTAATGTGACCACATACCCTGCGGCTCACTAACCCTATATAAGGAGAAATTAAATGACTAAACAGTCCTTTACCCCCACTCCTGAGATGGAACAGATTCTTCGCCAATCTGGTTCACTCGTCAAAGAAGAATCTCTAGGAGCAACAGCTGAATTAGCTAAAGCTCTTGAAATTCCTCTACGAAAAGGAGTAATGAGTGGCGACATCCTTGATGGTATCTACGAAGCTGTTCGTTTGGCACCCGGTTCTACCGCTGAATTTCCTTTGGATTTTCTTGCACCGGGAACAGAAAGTGACTTTGTAGCTTATACTATCCCTAACCATGGCCGTATTCCAGAACGTCATGTTGAAGGTGACTACGTAATGGTTCCAACCTACGATGTAGGTGCATCTATTGACTACTTACTTAAGTATGCTAGAGATGCTCGTTGGGACATTGTGGGTCGCGCAATGGACGTTCTTCAAGGCCAATTTACTAAGAAAATGAATGACGACGGATGGCACACTATTTTGAGTGCTGGTGTTGACAGAAATATCTTGGTATATGATGCTGATGCATCTTCTGGTTACTTCAGCAAGAGACTTGTTTCTCTTATGAAGACAATCATGAGACGTAACGGCGGTGGTAACAGCACTTCGATCAACAGAGGTCAAATGACTGACCTTTTCTTAAGTCCTGAGGGGCTTGAAGACATCCGTAACTGGGGTGTTGATGAAGTTGATGATATCACACGTAGAGACCTGATTACAAGAGAAGGCGGTCTTATGACACGTATCTTCCAAGTTAATCTTCACGATCTTGATGAACTTGGCGAAGGTCAAGAATATCAAAATTACTACACCTCTGATCTCAGTGGCTCCATGCCGGGCACTAAGAAAGAGATCGTAGTTGGTCTTGACCTTGGAAGCAATGACAGTTTTGTCATGCCTATCCGTCAGGAAGTCCAAATCTTTGAAGATGACACTCTTCATAGACAAAAACGTGCAGGAATGTACGGTTGGGCTGAGCATGGCTTTGCTGTTCTTGATAACAGACGAGCTCTTCTTGGTGCATTCTAAGAGAGATCGGTTCTTAGTTTAAATAAGTCGCCTTTAGTGACCTTAACGTTGCTGGGGGCGGCTTTTTTATTAATAGGAGGTGTTAGGTGGTTCTAAAAATAGAAGATAGAATACAACAAGGAACGAATACAACCGGATCAGGCACTGTAACTCTCCATGTGTCATATTCAGGAAGCGGGTTTCAAGACTTCTCTGTTCTAGGGAATGGAACCCAAACATACTATACAATACAAGAAGGTGAACTATGGGAAGTTGGAATAGGTACCTACAGTTCAAACGCCTTATCTAGAGATACAATATTAGACAGTAGTGCTGGCGGCTCTAAAGTCAACCTAAATGGTAGCGGTCTAGTATTCTGTACCTATCCTGCATCTAAGGCTGTTTTTGGCGATACAGAAAACAATGTTAATGTTACCGGCTTGGTAGTCGGAGTAACTGGCGTAAAATTTAACGACGGAACAATACAAACGACTGCGGCTGAAGGAAGTATCTATACAGCAGGAACCGGACTTGGCTTAGTTGGAGACGAATTTAACACTTCTGGAACCGGCGTTTTTGATGCCGTTGGTATTGGCACAGGCTCACCTACCTACCCTCTTCATGTTGTAGGAAATGCCGGGTTTGACGAATACCTCTATCACAATGGTGATGACAACACGTCCATTAGATTTCAAGACGACATCATAGACCTACGAGCTGGAGGCTGGTCTATGGTGAAGATAGATCAGGACAATAGCAAAGTTACAATCAATAACTCTAATCAAAATGTTGATTTTAGGGTAAATAGCGATTCCAGTGTTCAACTAATCCGAACCGATGCTGCAAATAACCGAGTAGGAATCGGTACGGGGACGCCAGATTATCTTCTTGACGTTGCAGGAACCGGTAATTTTAGCGCGGTTCGATTCCCAGACGGCAATGTGCAGACAATTGCCTTTACAGCTGCCACAGGGGTGCAGATAGATAAAAACACCTCAGATATATCAACAGTTTCGGGATTAATTCCGGGCTATTCTTGGAATCTAAGTGACGTCACCACTACTTCCAACATATCAAATACAGAAACGGTATATGTCACAGGCAAGGGAGATATTCTTGTTGACCTTATTGGAAATACCTTA